TTGATAACTTCTCTTATCTTGCTATCAATTCTGACCATATCAAGAGTGTATTTACTGTGTTTATTATACTCTTGTTGCCAGCTCAACTCCAAGGACGTTTTTTGTTTGTAAAGGTCTGTTATCATTTACAATCTCCTCGTATGTTAACCATGTTCTTCTCTGATCATAAAAATCAGATTTGTCCCAAACTATATCATTTTTTCCCAGTTTGTCAACTATAGCATCTTCCAGTGGTTTACCTTCACCAGTGGCTTTGACATCAAACTCTGTCCAGTATCCATATGCTCTAATCTTGATTTTGTAGGGTTTTTCCATAGTTTTTATAAGTTGCAAAAAAAATGGGGCCGAATTGTGTCCGGCCCCATTAAATTGTTTAGTTACTGATTAAGCACCTGGTGATGCAAAAATACCTCTAGGGTCAGATACACCAAATACGTATCTTTCTCTAGCTTTGTATCTTACGTTGCCAGTATCAAAGTCCCCTTCCATTTTAGTTGTAAGAGGTGCTCTGTTAAAGTGCTTCATTCCGTTAGGAACATCTGTAATGATGAAGAACGCGTCAGAGTCAGTTAGGTAGTTGTTCACTCTGTAACCTTGAGGAATCATACCCATAGATCTGATTGCGTTGATATCATTGTCAGCTGTAGACGTTCTACCTTGAGATTTCATCAATCTCTCAGCGACGAATTGCAGAGCAGAAGGAATAATCATTTTTACTCCTTTAGCAGCAATTTTTAAACCTCTTTCATCAGTCAACGCATTAATATCAATTAACGCTTGTTCTAATGAAGTTTCGTTTAAGTCCGCAGCAGTTGCTAACGTGTTACTGAAAGTTCCAGCAATTGTAGGGTGAGACGCACTAAATAATGCTACACCGTCACCAGATTGGAAAGTTCCAAATCCGTTGTTTAACGGTGATGCACCTTTAACGTTTTTCGTGCTCGCCATAGATCTTGCTAGTGCTTTTGTGTATCTAGAAGCAAGTCTGTCATACAGGTTATCTTCAATAGCTTCCTCAGTGATAGCAAAAGCGAGAGCAATTGTCTCGTTAGTGTATCTAGCTGTGAAAGTTTCTTGCGCATTGTCAAAAGCTACTCCAGATCCTTCTGGTTTTACTCTTGCTTGTGCGAAACCTGACAACATAACTTCTTCTTCAAAAGCCCTGTCAGATGACTCAGTTGTATAAACTTCAGACCACTGTTGTTCATACGATTTATATTCTAGTCCAAATAGTGCATTTAGACCAGGCTCTAGTTCTTTGACTAGTTGATTACGTGATATTGCCATAGTATTAAATACCTCCTATTATATACTAGCTGTCGCTTTCAAGAAATGTTCGTTAATCATAACTCTCCAAACAACGTTGGCAGAGCCAACTTCGTTGTTATCAGGGTCTCTTGATATTCCTAACACTCTTAATTGCGCCGATCCTGTACCTGCACCAGTTAGTGTAGAGTCGTCTAACGTACTTTTTGAAATTCCGTTAGTTGACGCATCACCTGCTGTTACTGCCATGTCCGCATTATTGAACACGTCTGTTGCCGCTGAGGCACCAGTGTTGTTCGATCTAATTTCAAACATTTGGTAAGGATCATCGTTTACGAATGCTACAATGTCAGTAGCGGCATTGCCTGCTACTAAATTGTTTGCAAACGTTGGTTTACTTGTTGTTGCATCAGTGAAGAAGACTCCATTTAGACTTCCGATTAATGTGTCACCAGCTGCTGCAGTTCCTACAGTTCCAGTTGCTTGTGCTTCCATAGCATCATTCTGGTATGCAGCTGCAGTACTGTTGCACGAGTACTCGGCTAATCCGTTGTTGTCGTCGTTCTGACCAACTTTTCTGATAGGTCTCAATCCGAAACCTACCGCACTTGAGTTTGCCATATTGTTTCTCCTTATGTA